TTTTCTTCAGTCGTTTTGTTGATTTTGTCCGTTGTGTTACTTTGGACCCAAATTTCTTCGATTGCAGTGAATCCGCCAGAAAGGAGAGTTGCTTACTTACCTCATGTTGTAGAAAATATATATCATGATTTACCAGACAGGCTCACCGAAATTGAGTTTGATTCAAACGCTAAACAACGAGTGCGTAGATTAGCGTCTTTACCCATTCCAGATTATAATTCAACTATATTGACTGAGGGTTCATTGGTCATAGCCAAGATGCTAATGACGAATGCTTACGTCAATTCTATTCAAAAAAACTGGAAATGGGCCGTCGAGCTCCAAGAAGATCAGCCGCTGCCGCCGAATGTCGTATCTTCGCATTCGGTTACAGAGTCGACGAGGTCCCTGTTCCAAAAACCCCGAAGAACCTCACCGCACCCATTGTCGAACTCACCAACACCCGACCACCGCGTCGCATTAATTATCGCCGTTTGCCTATTGGGTTCGTGCCTAGCATCGGACCGTGTTCTGCAGACGGCAATGACCCTTGTACTATTGCCCATTCTTTCCACTGTCGCGTCAATCGTCTTGTACCCGATAGTACTAATAACGGGGACTTTTACGGTTTTGTTAGGCACTTTTGCTACCTACACATTGAAATTGTTACTCCATACAGTTTTAGTGATTGGCTTGATAAAACTAATTACTCAATGGCTCGCAAGGCCCAACTTACCGCCGTGTACGAGGCCCTCAATGGCCAGCCCCCTTCCTTGAGGAAGGCTGGTCATATTGATTCTTTTGTAAAGCTTGAATGTTACCCTCAATATAAACCAGCAAGGATGATAAACAGTCGGACTGACTGTTTTAAGGTTTTTGCCGGGCCTTACGTGAAGGCTATTGAGGATCAAATTTACGCAGACGAACATTTCATCAAACACATCCCGGTCGCTGATCGGTGGAAAAGGGTACTTGAACTCAAAAAGAGTTTTAGATACTACTATGCCACTGATTATACGGCCTTTGAATCACATTTCACCCCAAAGCAAATGAGGAATATAGAGTGTGTGTTATATAAATCTGCCTTAAGAGGGCAAGTCCATGCTCAATTTTTGTGTGATGTGCTCTGTGGGAAGAATAGATGCCGAACTAGGAGCGGTATCAAGTGTACGATTAATGGTAGGAGAATGTCAGGCGATATGACCACCAGTTTAGGCAACGGTGTCTCAAACATGTTCTTGATTGAGTATCTGATGCATAAAAAGGGTCAATTACCTGGTCATTACGACTACCTTGTCGAGGGAGATGATGGCATCATTGGTTGCAATGTGCCTCTCGAACCTATTGATTTTAAAGAACTAGGTTTCACCATTAAGATTGATCGAGTTGCTGATCCTTGTACAGCCTCTTTTTGTGGATTGATCTTTAGCGATAATGGTGTAAATATTCGAGACCCGGTTCGTTTCTTTATCAAATTTGGTTGGACCAGCAGTCACTTACTGTCTCATGAAAGTGTGATGTGGCAGCTGTTGAAAGCAAAGTGTTTGAGTGCTCTGTATGAGACACCAAATTGTCCTCTTGTTTCAATAGCTGCCTATTACTGTCTTACGCAATGTGGTGATTGTGTTCCATTGTTTGAAGAGGATAATTATCACAGCGAATTATATCGAGCTTGCGAGTCTTTTGACCCTGCTTACCCTTGTGTCCCTGTCCAAACTAGAGTGCTATTTCAAGAGATGTTTAATGTTACATTGGAACAACAAATTGCCATGGAATCAGACATATTGGGAGGAGATTTTAGTTCTTTGAGTTATTTGAACTTCCATCCCGATTTGATTGATTATCATGACAAGTATGTTTGCACATTATAAACATTTCGAATCAACACAGCTTAGCTGCGGGCTTAACGAACCCGATTTTGTGAGTTTGTCCAGGTAAGACGCACTTACCCATACGATGTTCGGGACATAAAACATAGGGGATCGCCATGCTGCGAGCGTGATCTGTTCGCCGTTATTTTAATGATCGCTTCAAAACAACAAAACAAATCCAACCAAAAACCTAAACAACAAACACAACAAAAGGGGCAGACTATTTCTATTTACCCATCTGCACCCACCTATCCAGCGCCTTTGCCACCTCGCGCTTTACAACAGGGTAGAGGCCGTAAAAAGAAACCCAATCCTAGACAAGCTTCTACCTACACAGTGCGAAGGCAACAGGCTTCCATGATAGTAGACCAAAGGCCTATACCTGCAGCCATCTCAACTACTTCAACAGCGCGGAACTTTCAAACAACTATAGTTCGTTCGGAACAGTGTCACCCAATTGTATTAGACACTGATTTGACTAGATTGTTTGATTATGCGATAAATCCCTCTAATGAAACCATATTTCCTTGGTTGTCGCAAGTTTCACCGTTTTTCGATATGTACTCCTTTTCACAGTTGAGTTTTCGTTATGTGCCTGCTTGTGGTGTGACTACAGTAGGACAGATAACGATGGCCATTGATTACGACCCTGTGGACCTGAATGTGGGCCTACAACAAACTGATGTCGCAGCAATGGCTGGCTCTGTCACTTCACAACTTTACACTCCGTTCCGGTTAGCGATGAATCCTGCCGCTTGCTTACACACTGGCCAGAACAAGTACTATACTTCCTCCGATGACAGTTATAATGATAATTCTCGGTTTTCACATTTAGGACGTTTACTAACATATGTCTCCGCAGAACCTACTGCGAAGACAGTGTATGGTAATCTTTATGTTGATTATACTGTCAACCTGTTTTCTCCTCAAGAAGCAGGTCCCGGTTACAGCAACAATGGTGGTGTTATTAATAAAACCACCGGAGGTTCTGCTGTAGACCCACTCGGCACGGTAGATAGTGCATCTGTATCTTCCAATAAACCTGATGCAACTGGGTCTGTTAATAAGACTCGGCGCATTGTCAAGATTATTAGTGGCATTGCGACAGTTGTTGGAAAGGTTGCACCTTACATCGGATTTATAGCCAAACTATTTCTCACTGATGAATGTCCACCTTATGCAGGACAGTTCTATAATCACAGTGGAGTCTTGACTCAAGTGGCTTTGGCCGATGTGCCTTGCAATAACATGATAACCGTTCGTAGTTCGCAGTGTAGAACAGGGGTTATCATTTTCCATGCTTATGGCACTTACACAACACTAGTCAATCATTCACGACCTGTCGTTACCATGATGCATTCAACAAACATTACGCTAAACAACAAATTACAACTACCCACTTACCTTTGTGATACATTGTACTTACCATCAACACCAACTTTAGCTACAGCAACTGGAATCTTTGAATTTGATTTCAATGACCTAAACAATGATAAGGCCTGGTTCGCACCTGTCATAGCTCAGTCAGGAACTGATGACATCCCGGTGTGGTCCTCGCAGAATTGTTACATTAATATTTTTGCTAAAGTTGATTTGCCGTCGTAAAGCTTACATAGGGTTGGCCACCCGCGCCTCTTTTCTTAGTAAGGGGCGTGTGCTTCACCAAAGCATAATCACCCGCCATGAGAACAACTCCGCCTGGTTTACAGGCCCACACCTCAACATATGGGTTGGCTACCCAGTTCGAGTGGTATTATTCTGGTTGAAGATGAGCTTCTAGCTACAGGGAAACCTGGTGTGCGTTGAGTGCTCTCTTATATTAGAGTTTTCCCATTTGGATGATTGGTCTCAGTTTGAATAGAGCGAACTGACTTCAATTAATTACCCGCCATAAGACCCTTACGTGCGTATGGTTCTAGCCTTAAACACGTAGGTGAGACTCCCTCTAGTTAGGGATAGGGCCGACAGCCCGCAAAGAACTCTCCCTGATCAATGCGTTTGATTGGGCGAAGTGAGTCCGCTCGTCACGGTTCCCACCTCTCTGCTATAACAGTAACCAGAGAAGTGGAGTTCCCAGTTGGGAACGGGTTGTCGTTGGGGTACTCCTATATGAAACCCCCAACATAAAACAAGAAAGGAGTTACTATGAATAATAATTTAGTGATTCATAATGGCGTACTTTGCTATGAGGTATTTTGCAAATACATATTTCGGAATGGAAAGCGAATCCCTCCTAAGAATAAAAAAGTTTTTCACTTTTTTATTCCCGAAATATGTATTTGCAAAATACCTCATAGCAAAGTACGCCATTATGAAT